AAGCAACTACAGCTGCTGACGAAGCTGCAGGTATGACCGCAAACATTGCCGCTAGCACTAGCAGTGATTTTTATCTAACAGGGCTTCAGTTTGAAGTTGGCGAGAAGGCGACACCGTTTGAGCACAGAAGCTACGGCGAAGAGCTGCACAGGTGCAAGCGGTACTACCAAGAATTAGACCTCGGCACTAATAACAATGTGCTGCACATGGTTTTTAGCAGATTTGGTGCAAGCAATGGCAACGCTTTTGCTTACTTCCCTTTCCCCACTGCAATGCGAGCCGCACCTAGCTTTAGTTTCTTAGGTGAAACGTTTAACTCTAGTGGTTACACAGGAAACCCATCTCTTGGCGCAGCAACAATAAACGGTGCTCAGCTCAATAGTGCAAATAGTTTTAATGCAGGCGCCAACGCATATTTAAGGCCAAACAACGACTCAGGAGATTTCCTGAGACTTACATTTAATTCAGAGTTATGACTTATCAACTGGTAAACCTTCCCTCAGATTTGCCTGGAAATTGTGCTGTTAAAAAGCTTGTGGAGGGTCAAAACCCAACATATATCCCTTCTGACGAATCAAACTCTGACTACCAGGAATACCTTGAGTGGCTCGCTGAAGGCAACACACCTACCCCCGCAGATTCATGATCACCATTATCCGTCCAATCCTGTTTAGCTTCATTCAATCTGAGAAAGTCAAGCGCATGATCGTTGACCTTCTCCGCGCCCTGGCCGAAAAAAGCGACAACACTGTCGATGATCAGGCAGTTGATTTCATCGAGCGCGGCCTGTTTGGTGAAGTCTGATGGACCTCGGAGAGCCGCCGGTACTACCGTCTCTACGGCTCCCTGAGCCCCTTGTTTTACCCCGTCCGGTACTAGATGTCCCACGAGCGGATTTGCCTTCGTACAAGCCGCTTGTGGTGCCTCCTAGCGACCTCCGGGCTCCTCCGGGAGTCAAAGGGACAACAGAATCCGACAAAGAAAAACCAAAACCTAAACCTCCTCCGGTCAAACTACCGGATATACCACAAGACACACGAGAGGTTGACATTCCATTTACGGATGTAACCATGCCTCTACCGTCTAACGAGATACTTGTCACGGCTGGTACTACTGCCACCGTGTCTGTTGCAGCCACCCTCACGGCAACAGCAGTCTTTAAGTGGACTGTAACTGTAATGAAGCCCATTCTTAAACAAGCATGGACAAAGATAACAAAACGGGTGGGCTTATCAAGTTCGTCGTCCTCGTCTGGTCAGCAGGACTCCTGACTGCCAGTTACGCAGGATGGATGGAGAAGATGGACCCTACTTACGTCGCATCAATTCTTAGCGGCACTCTAGCAACTTTCTCAATTACCCGCGAAAAAAAGGAATGAAGAAGCTACTTCTGTTGCTGCTGTTGGCTGCGCCTGCATCAGCTCAAACTGTTACCCCGCAGTTTACCCAGGGGTCAATGCAATCGACTACCACCACCACGATTGACATTGAACGTACTATCGAGACTGAAGTCTTTGGTGGTGATTACAACTCATGGAGTGGATCAAACGTAACTCCCAGCTCAGATATTGCTGGCGACAGTACAACATTTTCCGTAACCACGGCTGGAGATCCTTGGTCTCTGGAGATCACAACACGAGACGCAGGCGTTGTAGAAACGATCTACATCACAGAAAGCATCGACTCCACTTCTACCACTACCTCGCTCTCTATCTTCTCGCAGTAACACCTGCTTACGCAGAAGATCCCAAGGTACAAAACACTTCTAACCCTGTAGCCGCTGCAACTGGTAACGTGACTAACCAGGCAGTGCAGTTTCAGAACAACGGTGCACCAAGTAGACAGATATTTGGTGCTAACAGTTCGTGTAACGGATCTACCATGACGTTTAGCCCCTTTTATATGGGTAACGATACCATACCGTACGAAGCTGACGGATACGTCCGTTCTAACAACTACGGTATGCAGATGTCCTTTATGATACCGCTTGACGGCGGCATGATAGAGCTGTGCAAACAGATAGCTAAGCGACACGAACAAAAGATGAGGTTAAACTACGAGATGATTCGTGCAATGAAGTGCACAGAAATTATGAAAGCTGGTTTTACCTTTCGTCCTGGAAGCCGTGTAGAGGTGTTATGTCACGACATTATTCCTATCGTATCACTCAAAGATGATCGAAGCTCTAGTAAGCCTGTCGATAGCAGCGATAGCGGGCGGAGCAGCACTGAACAGCAGGCTGCACAACCGAATCAATAGTGTTCACGAACGTATTAGTGCGCTTGACCGCCGACTAGATGGTATCGAACTTACTGTGGCTTCTGACTATGTTAAGAAGTCTGAGTTGTCCGATCTAATTAGCCGGATGGAAGATCACATGGTACGTATTGAAAACAAACTTGACCAGATCGTGCTTCGCAATGGCTAAGAAAAAAGCTACAGAGGATCAGTTTAACGAACTGCACAACCTCATTACAAAGGAGTTTCTTGCCCGCATTAAGTCGGGTGAGGCTACCACACAAGACCTGAAGGCAGCATGTGACTGGCTAAAGGCTAACGACATCAGCGGTGTTGCCTACGACGGTAACCCGCTGTCTAAACTGGCAAACGTTATGCCAGAAATTGACCCTGAAATGGTACAAAAGCGTCTTTATGGCTCATCAGTCCGGTAAATCCTCTGCCCACTACGCTGGAAACCGAAGATCCCTCATGGTAAAACGTGCTTACCAGCGTAAGTACAACAAAAAGAAAAAAGAAGTTGACCGACGTGTCAAGCTGAAAGCTGAAAACAGACGGCGTGGAACTTATGGCAATGGCGACGGTAAAGATGTCTCTCATCGTAAAGATGGCAGCACTTTCTTGGAGCAGGCCAAAAAGAACCGAGCCCGAAACCGATCTAAAGCATGACCCCTTTACTTCCTACCCCTGATCATTACCTTTACAACCTAATCACCATGACGTCTCCTGAAGCTAAGCGCCTATGGAGGCGCAGTATCAAAGAGCACTTTGGCTGCACATGTGTGTATTGTGGAAAAACCTATGAATTACATGAACTTACTCTTGATCACGTTCATCCTCGCAGCTTGGGCGGCGAAGACATCACATCGAATGTCGTACCAGCCTGTACCTGTTGCAATCAGGACAAAGGAAGTAACCACTGGCTCTCTTGGATGAGAGAACAGTTTGGACATAATCTCCTACGGGAGTCTCTTATTTTATCTCACATTCGCTAATGGCTGAATTTACCAAAGCTCAAGCTATACGGCAAGCTAATGCAATTAGAGCTAAAAACCCTGACTACGCACCAGCGCGAATAAAAAACATTATCGAAAAACAACGTGGACCGTTGGTGTTTGATGGACAAGAATTTTACTTTAAGAGCACTGGTAGAGGCGATGGTAGTCTAGCAATCGAAAGCATTGAAGTTAGAAACGCACGTAAAAAACGTTCTAACACAGCCCGTAACAGAGAGTTACGCAGAAAAACTCCGACAAAAGCTGAGTTTATTTCTGAGGCTAAACAGTTTTTTGAAGAACAAGATATTAAAAAATTAGACGGTAAAACTGCCCGTCAATATGGTATAGAACAACATCGCCAAGCAAGACAAGCGTTGTCAATAGAAAAACAACGCATCAAAGATGCTAATTTAAGTGCTGGTCATATTGATCCAGCCATGGGTGGTGAAACCTTAGAACGTCCTGGTAATTATTTTGCTCAAGACGCTCAAGAAAACTTTGCTGACAGAAACAGGCAACCTAGCTCTAGGCAACGACAAGCGTTACAAGTTCGCCTTCCTAGGCAAGAAGCTGTTCAACGCATGATGGGTTTAGGCCAGGATTTGCCTGAATTTAGTGATGCACAAATTGATGCTACGCTAAAAGGCAGAGGCCGTCGGTTGGGCGGTGTTCAACAGACACTTAGTATTAGAGGTCTTGCAGCACTTGCACAACAAACCGTAAACAGTCTTGTAAACCCTGATCCTAAACCAAGTAGATCTCGTACAAGGCTTCGTATTGGTGGTAGCGGCATTTCTAGCTCATT